CTTTACGACCAAACCTTACAGCAAGTTCACCTGTGTGGGTTGCTTGAATGATCTTTAATTTTGGATTACGGCCCACCATCCACGCTGGAAGTAGGTAAGATGCAAACTCTGACTTAGTGTGCCTAGGGGGCATATTCACTATCAGTCTATTAATTTTTTTAGTTGCAAGGTCATTAAACTTTTGAGCTATAACTCTATGGTGCGCGCCTTCAATAAACTCGGGCCACACAGCTTTTGTAAAGGACATAAAGTCATCTTTTGCTTTTCTCTGAATCTTTTTTTCAGCATGCATAACTTTAAATCTTTTATACTGTGCTCGAACGTCAGAAGGTAACTTATCTATTTCTATATTTTTTTTCATAAAAAATTTTTTATAATTTTTTGCACCTTTTTACCAGTGAAGAAGTATTATACCACCCCTAACTGTCTAAAACAAGCAATACAACCTGAAGTAGTGGGACCCCTTTTATATTTAAGGTGTATCGTTTATATAGATACAAAAACAAACCCAACCGGGTTTGGTACCTCTATTGACTATGTAAATTGTGTGGGTAAACTTTATTAATTCTGTGAGTGTGACCCAACAGGGTCACACATGTTTGTAACTCGGTTAGTCTAGTAAGACCATGTATGCTGCTGCGTTGTGCTGTCTAAACCAGTTAAGATTGGCTCGTACCTTGTCCCATAGTTTAGATGTGCCATCAACGCCTGCTGCTTTGTCTTCTAGTGTTGCTGCTAACTCATTGATAAAGATCGCATCGTGTTTCGCTGCCTCTTCTTTAGTTAGCATAACAGATTCGCCATTGAATCTGTTCTTACGTTCTTCGGTCTTGTTGTTTGTTTGTGTGTCCATGTTATTTCTCCTGTATTTGTTATAGCCTTATCCTATACTATCCACCATTGTTGTCAACTGTTATTATTCTAGTACTTGTATAAGGTCTATCAAAGTAATCGGTCTTTTGTTCCTTGACTACATCGATCGGTGTTTCAAGAGCCTCGGTCCTTGGCGCAATGGCTATGACTTCTCTTACATATTTATTAGCAAAGTTATTGTAACAACCTTGACTACAGAAATAAGAATACATACTCATATGCTGTCCTGTATTCCATCGGTCCTGTTTTACTTTCCTAGTTCTTAAGACCTTGCTACCCTTAACACCTCTTATTCTATCTTGAGTGTGAGAGGTATGGCAGTTAGGTCCATGACACCAAACAAAATTACTCATACATTCCTCATCTTTCCTGTTGTAGTTACCCATTCTGGCATTTTGTTATTGTCCTTGTCCTCGGTCATTTGAAACCTTGCCAAGATTTTGGCATGGCTTTCAATTGCAGTTTCTAGAGTCTTAATTCTATCTTCTAGAAACTTGATTTTTTGTCGTTCAAATTGTTCAGCTTTGTTTTTAGTGTGCAATTCAAAATGCTCGTCTGTTAATTGTGTCATTATTTTTTCTCCTGTGTTCTTAAAATTGCGTCAATAAAATGTTGGTTCTCGGCAATCTTTCTATCTATTTCTCTTTCTTTCATTTCACAAAATATGAAACCTAAAAATCCACCAACTATCATTAGTAGACCTATTCCCATTACTACATTCCATGTCATATTATAACCTCACTTTCCAACTGCCTTTAGCAGTTCTGTATTGTTCTTTGTCCATGTCAAAGTATGTTATTAAACTATCTCCAATTTTGCTAGTCCAATATCTACATTTGTCAGTCCACTTACCTCGTCTAGTTATGTGCTTTTTATCCTTATTAGAATAATAAGTTATTGTGAATTGTTTGTTTAGTTCCATGTTATTTCTCCTGTATGTTATTAAGGGGAGAATATCCTATATTCTCCCCCATGTCAACTATTAACTTGCTATACTATCTGTTGCATTATCAGTATGCACTTTTAGTTGTTCAAGTTCCTCTTTCAGTCTGCTTATTTCTTTTTGGTTTTTATTTACTATGTCAATCAGTTGAGTTGATTGAGCCATTAATACACTAATGACATCTGATATTCTGATTTGTTTGTTTAAGTTTTCTAATTGTGTGTACATGTTATTTCTCCTGTATGTTATTAAGGGGAGTATATCCTATATACTCCCCCATTGTCAACCCTTAATTTACACTTTGTTGCTGTTGCATTATTGACCTTGCAATAGCTATTTTTTCCTCTCTAGTCTGTTCAACCTTATCTTCTAAAAGACTAGCTAGATTTTCTGGACTATAAACTGAAAGTGCCATACTGCTACTTTCATTTAGTATGCCCTCATTAAGTGCAATACCTAATTTATCAGCAAGTGCTTTTGCTTGGTCAAAGTATCTATAAGATTTTAAACCAAGTTTTAGTTTTTCCATTTTACTATTTACAGTATTATATAAATCGTGATGACTAAGTTTTACTCTTTCTCTCAAACTGTTATACATTTTGAAAGTTTCAAAAGTTTCTTGGTCAACTGCAAACATTCTACTGTGACAATAACTGCTACCGATTGTTGTAAGTTGGAAATCTTTTTCCCACTCATCTTTGTATGACAGGGTAGTTTTATTATCGTTGCTACTATTCTCATGCCCTGTAAATTTATTTACTTGGCTTTCCATAGTGTAATAGCTTGGACTTCTTTTGTCGTAATTGCCATTGATTGCAACATGAAAGTCTGGGTTTAGACCTTTTGCTTTTATCTCATCTCTATAATAAGACCTTGCAAACTCATCTTCTAAATCAAACTTAACATGTTCTTCATCAACAACTTCTCTAGTATGTCCATCACTATCAGTTTCATTTCTTGGTGGTGCAGTAAAGTAAAAGCAATTATCCTCATACAACTCTCCACCACTACGATTGTATTTAGCAATCATACTTCTAATTGTATCTACATCTTCTTGGGGTTGGTGGTGTCTTACAACTGTATTAACTAAAACTTTCATTTTAGTTCTTGCCTCATTATAATCAGCTATTGATTTTTTGTGCAGTTCATACTTTGGACTGTTAAGTTCAAAGTGTGTTTGGAACACGTCAGCAATAGCTTTTCTTTTTTCACTATTTAGTGTCAGTCTTTTTTCTGGCATTTGTTTTCTCCTGTATTGGTTAAAATTAATTTGTTTTAACACTTGACAATCAATCTGTCAAGTATTATATAGGAGATGTCGGAAAGGCTTAAAAAGCGATCGTGCCAATCTGGCTTTCTGGTCAATCTACCAATTTTTATTGTAGGGGTTGACCAGGTTATTCGCTGGCCTCTATTAGTGCTGTGGTCCATGGATCCACTAGTGTGAAGAGGGGCCTGCAAATAAAAAAAAGAAAAAGAAAGCGCCAAGCCTCAAGCAGCAAGCAATGCTTGACAATGGTTCAGGGATCATGTAGGATGTATTTAGAAAGGATATATTATGGATAAAAAAACAAAAGAAATAACTGAAGCGTGGAATGCAGCACATCAACTGAATAGAATAGCTGATGCGCTGGACACTATCATTAAGATGGTGAAGGAAGATCAGGAGCGGTCTAGAGCACGCTTTGAAGAAGAATGGGACAAAAAAGATGAGTAAATCAAGCTGGTGGTCCCTGAAGATAGAAGACTACCCAAACTATAAACCAAATGATGTAGATCTAGAACATATAGCAGAATGCATTAAACAAGGTTATGACAACGGACAATTAATTCAAGAAGAGGATCAAGAAGATGAGTAGGAGACAAGGATCCGAAAGTATTAAAGCGCTAGTTAACCACTGGCGCTGGCTGGTGGACCAGGGCCCAAGTTACAAGCTTCAAGCGGCAAGCTGCAAGCGCCAAGCCGCAAGCTTGACAAGACAACATTATAGAGATATAGTATCCTATAATTTAAAGGAGAAAGTAAACAATGAAAATTAAAGAAGCGGAGGCTATAACTCACACACTAAGCAAGCCTGGCAAAATGCCTGGATTTGCATATTCAACGCCAGCTCATGAGTGCAAGACTGGGACCAAGCTTCGAGCTGTAGCTGGCAGCGTTTGCGCTAACTGTTACGCCTACAAGCGCGGCCGGTATAGATTTCAAAATGTAATAGACGCTCAGTACAAAAGATTCAGGTCATTAACTCACCCTGACTGGGTCGAAGCAATGGCCGCTCAAATCAATTCTAAAAAAGTAAAATTCTTTAGGTGGCATGATTCAGGCGACGTCCAAAACCTAGACCATCTAAGACGGATCT